GACGAGGTGCAGGTCGTAAACCCGACCGGGCAGTCTGCAGACGCCACGTCCTTCGTCAAGCTGCAGCAGCGGCTGGTCGGCGCAGGCCAGGGCATCAGCTACGAGGCCACGAGCCGCGACATGTCCGAGACGAACTACGCGTCCGCGAGGCAGGGAGCCATCGAGGACGAGCTGACCTTCGTGGAGGAGCAGGACAAGCTGCTGGCTGTCCTGGACGAGATCTATGAGACCTTCGTGATCTCCTGCGTCCTGGCCGGAATGATCTCCGCTCCTGACTTCTGGGAGAACAAGGAGAAGTACCTCGAACACGAGTGGATCATCCAGCCGAAGAAATGGATCGATCCGCAGAAGGAAGCGAATGCGACCAAGACCGCTCTGAACACCGGAGTGAAGACCTTCAAGCAGGTGTCTGCAGAGAACGGCACCGACTGGCGCGTCCAGATCGATGACATGGCCGAGGTGATCGCGTATGCCGACAAGAAAGGAATTGATCTGAGAGGAGTGTTATTCGATGGCAAGCTACAGGAAGAAAAAGAAGAAACTCCGCCAGGGCCTGACGATGGCACAGGTGGCGGAGGAGAAGAGACAGATCCTGACGAGGGCGGCTCCGAAGGCGGAGACGAAACCTCAGAGGGAGAAGAATAAGGGAGTCCGGGAGCTTTACAACTGCTCCATCCGGGCCGCTGATGGCGAAGGTCGTGAGCGCACGTTCACGCTTTCCTTCTCTTCAGAGGAGCCATACACAAGATGGTTCGGGCAGGAGATCCTTGATCACTCGGAAGGCTGCGTGGATCTGGAACGGCTCAACTCCATCGGAGTCGTGCTGTTTAACCACGAGCGAGACGAGGTGGTCGGTAAGATCGACCGCGCCTGGATCGAAGATGGACGAGGGTATGCCGAGATCACATTCGATTCGGATGACTCGTCCGAGAAGATCTACCAGAAGGTCAAGACCGGAACGCTCAAGGGCGTGTCGGTCGGATACATGGTAGAAGACTGGGAGGAAGTAATGCCGAACAAGCAGTCTCAGGACGGCAGGTTCACGGGACCATGCTCCATCGCTAAGAAGTGGGCACCTTACGAGGTGAGCATCGTCAGCGTCCCTGCAGACCCTACGGTCGGAGTCGGGCGTTCGCTGGATAACGGCGGCGTGGACGAGTTCTACGAGACCTATGTGAGGCAACTTCAATATAACCAAAATCTTACAAAAGGAGGCAACCACCATGAGTAGAGAACAGATCCTCGCTCGCCAGCGTGAACTGCTGCAGCTCGCACAGTCCGAAGGCAGAGCGATGACGGCAGATGAAAGAGCCGAGTTCGACAGCCTGCAGCGTTCTCTGGAAGCCCTTGACCGGGCAGCAGAGACCAATGCTGGCAGCGGAGATGCTGGCCACGCTAATCAGCAGAGACAGCAGACCGCTCCTGCGGAGGACGGCGCGAACGGCAATCAGGACGATGCCCAGAGGGCAGTTACTGCGGAGCGTGAGCGCATCCGCCAGATCACTGACCTGTGCGCGGAGTTCGGAATGGAGTCTCGCTCCTTCATCGATGACAACAGCACTGTGGAGCAGGTACGCGCCGCAGTGATTGAGCACATGCGTACCAACCACGCTCCGCTGTCCGGCAGAGCTGTCGTAACCGATTCCGCAGAGGACAAGTTCCGCAGAGCGGCGGTGGACGGCCTGGCCATGCGCTCCGGCGTTTCCGTAGCGCAGCCTGCAGACGGAGCTAACCAGTTCAGAGGCATGAGCCTGCGCGATCTGGCCATCGAGTGCCTGTCTCGCGATGGCAACCGCTCCGCAAGCGAGCTGATCCGCATGAGTTCCGATGACCTGTATTCGGAGCTGTGCAGACAGTTCTACAACCCGACCGCGACCTTCCCGGCCATCATGGACCAGACGATCCGCAAGTCCATCGTGGATCTGTACAATCGTGTACCGACAACCTTCCAGGAGATCACCACGAAGGGATCCCTGCCGGACTTCAAGACCACTGCAGACCATGAGTACGTGATCGGCGGCGTGGGCGATTTCCTGCAGGTACCGGAGAACGGCGAGATCAAGCCGGATGCTCCGAGAACCGAACTGCTGCCGCAGCGTAAGCTGGAGACCTACGGAAAGCAGTTCTCCATGACCCGTCAGGCCTTCATCAACGATGACATCGGCTTCCTGACCAGAGTTCCTGGTCTGTATGCCACTGCCGCGAAGAAAACCATCGACAAGCAGGTCTACAAGCTGCTCTTCGACAACGCCACCATCTTCGATGGCACTGCGCTGTTCACTGCGGCCCACAAGAACCTGATCGGCACCGGATCCAAGCCGTCCCAGGCGAGCATCCAGGAGATGATCCTGCAGATGCAGAAGCAGACCGACCACTTCGGAGATCCGATCTACATGACTCCGAAGACCATCGTGGTTCCGGTCGGCTACGAGTTCGACCTGGCCGTGATCTTCCACTCCGCGCAGGTCACCGGATCCAGCAACAACGATGTCAATCCGCTTTACAACTATCCTCTGCAGATCGTGCAGTCTCCGCTGCTCAACGCCATGGCAGGTGCAAACGCTTGTCCGTGGTTCATGCTGGCGGACGAGGCATCTGCAAGGGGCATCCAGGTCGACTACCTCAATGGGCAGGAG